TTCAGATTGTGCGGCTTTAGCCGCAGCGTCCGTAACCACGCGCAGCGAATCTATCCGCTGTCGCCCCGCAATTTCCTGTTCCCGCAGCTGCAATTCATCTGCTTTAGCGGCCGAATCTACTGCAAGTTTCTTGTCTCTATATGCAGCGTCTTGTTGCTGCTTCTGTGCTTTAAGGTCCAACTCTTGTTTCTGAAGCTGCAGCAGGGGGTCTTGCATATTCTGCTGGGCCTGCTGTTGTGCAACCATTGCTTTACTTTGCGCAAGAACTTGCGGGGCAGCCTGTGCAAGCAACTTGGATAATTGAAATTCAATTTCTTCCGGCATACCTTCATCAGCATCCGCATGCGGAATAGCCACACCCAGCGCTTCGCTGATTTTGTTTTTGTATGCAAACCCAACGTGTTCGGCAACATGCGCTTCCAACCCGGCAACAAGAGCATTAACGCGCGGATTTTGCCCTACGATCTGCTGGATAAGCGGGTCTTGTTTCATCATCATGTGGACCGCAATATGTGCTTCGTGGTCCTGATATGCAAACGCTTTCACGGGTTTACCGTTCAGGATGTTCTGATTTTCCGTCACCGGGTCCATCGGTTTAAGATCATCTTCCGTCGGCACCAGTTTATCCACATTTTTAATACCCAAAACATTCAACATCTGCCTGTGCAGTTCCGGCAAGTTGTAAATCTGCGGAGCGCTCTGGGATAGTTGAATAACGGCTTGGTACTGCACAATTCGCTGCGTCATCGTCGCCGCGTTGGGGTCGGAGACGGGAATAATCTCCACATGACGATAGTCTTCGTACTTGGCCTTGCGCCCTTGCGGCGCGTCCACGTCATACGGATACTCTTTGTTAGCAGGAGAATCTTCGCGGACAATCTCAGCAATCAACTGCAGTTCTTGCTTGAACGAGTAGTGGACCCGTGCCTGCACAGCCGTCAGGGGCTTGAGCGTCCGCTCCAGCAGTGCGAGCGTTGTGCCAACCGGGGTCTGAGCGGACATGTCCGCAACTTTTAAATCACTGGAAGCAGCCAGCCGTCGGCCTTCATCGATGATCTTGTCCAGCAGCCCAGCCAGCACCTGCGACGGTTCTTTGTAAGGCAACGGAAGAATGTTGTCCCGTATGGCTCCGCTACCCACATCAACGTCCCTAAACTCGCCCGGAGCGATCGGCGTGTCATCCCCTTTGATGCGCAGACCCCTCGACTTCAGCCCTCCGGGCAGATTAGACAGCGTACCTGCATCAACTAACTGGCGGAGAATGGACGTACCCGCCTTGGCGTAACCACCAATCAGGTGAAAGAGACCGAACCCGTAAGGCCCAAACCCGGGCACATACGTATACTGCACGTAGTGCAAACGCTTCCTGCGGTTGTTGTCGTTTTCGCGCCAGTTGCGACGCAGCGACAACGGGATATTGGACCCCACAACGTAAGTCAGGATGTACGGTAGCGCAACACCGGTTGGGTTACCCTCTTTATCGGTATCTTCGTATCCGGGCAAATCAAGGTCTACGCATACTTCGTCAATCACGTATCGGTCGTCGTTAATAGCGGACACGCCAGCTTCTGTGTCCTTGGTCTTGCGAATATCGTCCACCATCCTTGACGGCTCGCCCAGATCGCTATCAACCCAAAACCCGTCGGCCTGCAGCATGGCCACTTCGTTCTTGGTCTTGCGCATGCGGTGGGTGATGCGCGGCGCGGTCTGAAGATCAGAAGAGCCGTAAGGCAAAATGATGTCTTCCGCCGCCACATAAACAGAAGTCTGGCGGTCCAACATCGGGTCTTTGTAGACCTTCTTGAATGCAGCGCCAGATGCTGGCAGCCCCCACAGCATCTTTTCATGCTCGGGGCGAAACTCCGTCATGTTTTCAGTTAGCTGCCAGTTAAGGTCATCAGCAACCCGCGTCGCAGCTTCTTCCTTGTCGCGCGTAACTTTGCCAACAATCTTGGTTTTGACTGGTCCGGGCGCAGGGAACGTTTCCATTATTGTATCTGCTTGAAAACGAATTACCGCTTCAGTAATCATGGGGTGGAATACACCGCACGCACCCGACCATGGCTCGCTTCGCTCTTCGTATTTAAGACCTAACAACTGGATGCCTTCCTTCAGCATTTTTTCCCAGTCCGAGCGGCTATTCAAATCGTTGCGTACATCCCCGGCAACTTGCGAAACAATGGACTCCATCTCCCCTGCGTCGATATACTCAACAAGGTTGGCTCCAAAATCTTCCGAAGTTTCTTTTCCCGGTGTAAGTTCAATTTCAACACCATCTATGCCGATGGATACCGACTCCGGGTCAACGATTTCAATTTCAACTTCCGGCTCCGCGATAGCGGCTTCTTCAACGCCAACGGGGGCTTCGTACAGTGCTTTGTCTATTGCCATGATTTATCCTTAAAAAATGTCTTACAAAACGCCGCCGTCCCATTTCAAGTCTCTGCAGACCTGATTAGCCATCTCAATGAAATTCTCATCGTGGTGGTCGTGATCACACTTGGCGTTGTGCTCTAGTGCTATGTGTATCATTTCGTGCGCAACAATCTTTAGCATGTCCGACAAAGCCTCTGTATCCACATTCACGGTCATTACATGTTCGGGCCACTCATATAATGCGTGATACTTCTTCAGCTTTGCTGCTCTAAAAGTTACCCTACTGGCGGTCGGCAGCTTCACGTCCTTGAACGTCGTCACCTTGAGCAGCTGGTATGCAGCCCGCAAAGCCTTTTCGTTTACAAGAGACTTAGCCATTCCGTAAACTCCTAGTAGTATCCAGCCTGTCTACGCCGCTTGAAGAACTGCGGCTCATCTTTTTCATCAAGATCGGTACGAATAAACCCACCTTGCCGGAAGCGCAGCAGAGCCTGTGTCGTCGTGTCAACATAGTCGTCATGCTCCCCCACCGGGAAGGCTGCCAACTCTTCAATTACATCCCGAGCCCATCGCGTGTCTGGTGCCCAAACCAGCCCACTACTAAACATGTCGCTTACTGCATTTACCCGGACGGTTTTATCATTACCCCGGCTGGGAGAAAACTCCTGCACAGGTATACCCATCGAGCGCAGTTCTTGAATCAACGGGCCGCCCGCCGCTTTCTTTTCAACAATGAACGCGTCTGGGTTCCACGATTTCCAATGGTCAAAGGCAACCTGCTTCAATTCCGGAAACTCCATCCGATCTTTGAAAGCATCAAGCAAAACCAAGCTTGGGCGATTGTTTTCCTCTTCGTTGTACCAAACCCCCCACGTTGTGCAGGCGGAATAGTCTGACGAAGTTTTGGTATCGTGCGCCGTATCCCATGACTGTATCACGTATTCACACGGCGGCGGGTCTTCTTCCGGCCACACGCGCCACATCTCTCGCTTGATAAGCGCCGCCACATCTGCCGTCGGCTGCTGCATGTACTGCGCGTTCCAGAAGCGCGGATCGATAGTTGCTTTGGTTTTCTCCAACTCCTCGATCGGCCACTTCTCGGGCCATAGCGCTTTTCCGGAGGGCAAAATAGCCGGAAACTCAACCACTTCCCACTGATCGGCGTCGGGATTTTTGGTCTGGTAGTTCACCAGCTTGGACGTAAGATCAATCTCACCCCACCGGGTCATCACAACGATGATGGCCCCGCCCCACATCAAACGCTGGCGCGGGCCGGTTTGATACCAATTCCAAGCCTGCTCAAACGGCAGCTTGCTGCCGCTCTTCAAGTCCTGTTCCGAGTGCGGATCGTCGATTACAAGCAGATTAGCACCCCGCCCAGCCAGCGCACCGCCCACACCAACCGCGTAATATTTACCGCCTGCCTGCGTCGCCCAGCTACCTGCGCCCTTTTTGTCGTCCGCCAATTTGGTTTTTGTAAATATTGACGCGTACTCAGGAGAAGCAATCAAGTTTCTTACCCGGCCGCCAAAATCTTCGGACAGCGACGCGGTGTGCGTGGCCATAATTATCTGATGATCCGGGTGCAACCCCAGATACCAAGCCGGCAAAAGAAACGATGTCAGCTCGGACTTGCCGTGGCGCGGGGCAATGTTGATGATCACCCGTTTTTTCTTGCCAAGTGCCACATCCTTGAAGATACGAGCCATGTGGCGGTGGTGCGCGCCGACGCTGTAGTTAGGATAGACCTTCTTGGCAAACTCCAACAGATCGTTTTGGGACGCTTTCACCTCCAGACGCTTGATTCGCTCGTCCAGAAGGCTTAACAGCGCTTCCCCCTCTTCACGACTCTGCGGGGCTGTCATCGGTTTGGGGCACTGTTTCTGTTAGAGGGGGCTCGTTGTCAAGCGTTTCGCCGTCAACAACCTTCATCAAGTGCATGTATTTACCCATGCGCTTGTCAATTTCAGCTTGCAACTCCGAGTCAGACAGCTCTGTTTTCTTCAGCTCGACGCGTTCGGTAAAGAGCGCTACCTCTGTGACTTTACCAAGCAACTCAACTGCTTTGAGTCTTATTTTTGCATCGGGGTGCTTCGATTCTTCAAGCAGTTGTGCAATGCAATAGCCTCTAAGCTCCTTGGCTTGCTCAACAAAAGCCCAATCATAGGCGGTCAGCATGCCTACCAAGTGCTTCACAGCCCCCGGCACTGCGACGTTTGTCAAGGCTTTCTTCTGATCTTCGACGTCAAGTGGCGTGGTGAGCGCGGCGAATGCTTGCTGCGCGCTTTTCTTTTCGGCTTCGTCAAGAGCTTCGTCATCATCGATGCCAAGTTCTTGTAACCATTCGGCTGTTTTCACTTTGCCGTCGATGATTTCATGGGGCGCAATTTTACTATCAGGCGTGAAAGCGCCAGCGGCGGCCAAAATTTCCGGCACGAAATCAGCGTCGCTTGCCGTTACAAGGTGGTCAAACATTTTACTCCGCGCTATATAGCGAATGGGGTTTACGATACCCTCAAGTGGTAGTATACTGCAAGCTCCTTCGTTGTAGTGCCGTTTACTTAGGCACCTTTAATCCCCGGAACCTCCTCTCTGGGGATTTTTTTGACATGCTTTGTCAAAAATTTTACAAAAAATTTTTTGTGTCTAATATTTTACATCTAGGGGTGGTATTTATAAATATTGGAGACAAACAGTGTTATCGCGTCGCTGCCAAGCTGCCCGGCCAAAACGCCTCCCCGCCCCCCAGTGGGGTCTGTTGGAGGGCTAACAGAAGGTTCCAGTTTTCCAAAACACGCTGTGGTATAATAGAAGTAGTTGTTTGGGGGTTCCAAGCGACTGCGCCGCCCCGCCGCTTGCGGGGCTTTCTTGTGGGACTTCGTGTCCCACTTTCTTTTGGAGAATCAACATGACCCAGAAACAAATGCAGCAAGCAGCTGTTCACACGCTGCGCTCGCAGTATGAGCGCAACCACGCTCTCGCTGCTGCCCTGCTTGCGGCGCTCGCCAAGAAATAACCCAACATCACGACAAGGATAAGCAACCATGATGATCGAAGGCCAATATTTTCATGCGCGTGGCGATGCGCGCAACAAGCGCATCGCTGAGCTTTACGCGCTGCTCGATGCCATGCCAATAGCGCGATTCCATGAGGGCGATGCCGAAGTTGTATCCCTCAACGCCGAATTGACTTCACTTGGCGTCCCAGAAACTGCGTGATCGCTGCATGACCCTGCGCCAGCGGGGTCATGCAGGGCATCATGCCCAAAGCAAAAGTGGGACAGTAGTCCTGCTTTCATTTTGTATTAACACACTTAGGAGAATCATCATGCAACTGAAACAACTCGTTCGTATCGCCCTCTCGTTCAAACAAGGCGCTGCCGCGCAGGACAAGGCTGCCACGCAACTACGCAAGGCGTGCCGCAGCAGGGACAAGGCGAAGGAAGCAATGCTGCCGGCAATGGCGAAAGCTTACGGTGCACGCACTACCACAACCAAGTCTGGCGCAGTGCGTTGGGCTAAGGGGTGCAAGGCGGCCGCAGCAGCCAAGCGTGCGCTGAACAGGCTGCTCTCTCTGGCGTATCAGGGTAAGAGCAACACCAAGCGCGCCAAGGCCGATCCGGTTGCCCTGCTGTTGCGGAAGTTTGGCAAGTTGTCAGCGGCTCAGCAGCGCCGCTTCCTGAAGTCTGCCAAGTAATTTGGCAGTTTGTTTGTGAGAGACAGGGCGCGCGAGGGTGTCGGCGCTGTTCCAACCCCTTGCGCGTTCAATCGTAAACGGGACACTTTGTCCCACTTTGTTATGGAGAACGACATGGACTTAAAGACTCAAAAGTTTTTGAACGCGGTTCACGCAGAAATAGCGTGGGATCGCATGGATGAAACAGTTAATGGGTGGCTGACGTGTGACGCCATTACCGTCCAGAAAGGTTGGGAGGAGTTAAAGCCCTTCCTCGAATGGGCGGAGGTGGAAGCCCCGTCATGGACGGAGGTAAAAGCCTCCATTGAGGACATGGAATCGCCAACAATCTGCAACGCGCTGGGAAATCAGACCTTAGCGCACATCGCCAAGGAGATATAAACATGGGAAAGATGAAAGAGTTTGCCCTCGACACCATCGAGGGCTGCATCAAACAAGGGCGTGGCCGCACCACCAGCGCCCGACTCAGCGTCAAGCTCACCACGCTTGGCTTCCCAACCACACCCGACCAAGCCGCCACGCTGGCGCGCAACTTCGGGTTCAAGGTCACCGCGCGCCGCTTCACCTCCGGCGCGGCCAAGCAAAAGTGGGACGTAATGTCCTACTTCATCTCTCACTGATACGTTAATGAGAACATGTCAAATATTTGACATGCCAGACATTTGTCCAGTGCGTCCAATTTCAAACCCCCGATATTGGCGCAAATTACTGAAACAAATCAAAGACGTTCTGTCCACCTGTCCAGATGTCCACATATATATACTCTTTTAGCTTTCTAAATATATATATACGTTTTAAGTGGACGTTTTCCGTCGAAAGCAAGTCGGAAAGCTTAAAGGTCAAAAATAGGTGGACATCCGGACACGCTCGACCTAACATGTTGATAACGCAGAAACATTTACGCCAATATCGGGGGTTTCATTTTGGACGTAGGTGGACACTGATGACACGACCACGCAACACATTGATTAACAAGCACAAAGGAACGGTAAACATGCCTAAAATAATTTGGATGTGCCCTGTTTGTTGTAAAAACTTGGACAGAAAAGCCTTCCTGCGCCCCTTCAAACAGCGTTTAATCGTCGAACGCGCATGCTTTTCCTGCCGCACCGCCACGCTTCTGCGCGACAACTCCGGCCGTGCTATTCAACGTGCGTTGTGGCGTGGCGACATCACCGAACTGGATGCGCGAGCACTCCAGACCAAGCTCAACCTGCTGCGCAAAGAGCGGGCAACCCGGCGGCGCAACAACGTCGTGTCCAAACTGCGCAAGCGCCAAGCTGAAATGAAACGCTACGGCGCTGGGTTGGAGAAGGAACAGGAGCGGCGCGCCAAGATCAGCGCAGCGCTGACCGGCCGCAAGCGCGGCAGCTACATGAAAGTCACAACCAGAATTTGAAGTGGGGCATGGTTTATAAAAGCAGGACGCCCTGTCCCACTTTGGATGCAGCACCCGCAGCACAGCAACACCTTTCACTAACTTACTTTGGAGAATCATCATGCGTATCAAGCATACCTACCAGCACGACCTTAGCACCCGCAACACCCCTTCCACCCTTCAACCCATCCTCACGCTCACGATGCGCCGCCCCATCGCATACTGCGCCGGCAGGATGATCAACCCACCCGATCGCTTCATCAAAATCCTGCGCAAGAGCGAGGCCATACCCGCTTGGAAGGAACCCCACCTGCGCAGCTCCCACACCCTGTAAAGGAGAAGAATGATGAAAAAGGAATGGATGGATGTAATGAAAGAGATGTGGAACGAGGGTTATGCCGTGATTGTGTGGACGCCCGAGGAACTTGGGGATGTTGACCCCGATTGGGTTATGGACTGCTCAATTAGTTACGGTCATGAGTATCTGTTGGGCGAGGAAAACGGGAAGTATCAACAAAGGAAAGGGGGTGAATGATGTTTAAAACGCTGCAAATCGTAGGTGCAGCACTGCTCGCGGTGCTGCTGTCGTGGTTGTTTTTTGTCGTAGTTCTTTCTTTGGAGGTATGAGATGAACGGATACGTGTGCTTCCATAACAGGAAGCGAGTCGAAGTCAGGGCGGAAACGTCACAACAGGCGCAAGCCGAAGCTGCGCGCATGCTACGCGTGAAGCGCCCATGGGAAGTAACCGTTGTGCTGGCCGAGCGCGCTGACGGCAGCGAAGTAATCCACACCGCCGTAAATTAACCAAGGAGAGACAGAATGAAACGACCCCGTAACTGGGAAGAAGCGTTCGATGAAATCGTGGACGAGCACGATGCGCTGTGGGTGTGCCTCGATAACATCGTGGCGCTGTGGGACATGGAGGCATCAATGTCAGAGATCGAGAACGCCATGACCCGCGCCCGAGTAATTCTCAACGAAACCAAAACGGAGCAGCCAGAATGAGTTACGACTAGTGTCAAGCCCCAAACCGGGACACACCGTCCCACTTTCACTTTGTATAAACTAACTACGGAGAATCATCATGTCATTTCAGACAGCAATACACAACCTTCCCACCATCAGCGGTTACCCACAGGCACAGCGCTACTTCAACGAGACGCGCAAGCCGCCACGCTCCAAGCGTTGGGAAGAACACCAGCGCCCGCTGCACACCACATCCGCAACGCACTACCGCATCGAACGCAGAACCACGCTGCAAGGCTCCCCCGAGTTCTACGACTTGATGCTCTACGGCACGTCCATGGTGCGCTACTTCCAACCCGAAGCCGATGGGTCAAGCGTAGTGTGGCTGCGCAACCATAACTCCACGACATCCAGACAGTTTCTGTGGCGTGTGGCTAACTTCAGCGGCCACAGCGTCCGCGAAGCATGGGACACAACAGACCAGCAAGAAAAGCGACAACCCAAACGTCCTGTGCGGATACCATTATCTACTTACGTATCATCAGCCTTCACGGCCGACAACGGCGTCACGGTGCCTTCCAGTTGGAGCGCTGTCCTTACGTTCAAGGACAACGGGTTGGTCTTGGAGCGGTCAGCCCATCGCCCCGTATACATCAAGCGCACAAGCAAGGACGCCACCGCCACGCGCACCGAGTTCATGGACAAACTGAAGCCCTACATTGACATCCTGCTGCTTTCCATACCCTCGGTGCATGCCGAGACGAAGATCAATCGCGACGATGGGCGTGCGTTCAAGGGTATTGACTACTACCCGCGCAACAAAGTTGGTGATCTGCTGCAATGGAGCAATGAGCGCTTGGGTGACATGTCCGAGCCCATGTTCAAGGTGCTGCAGGATATATTCGCGGCGGTCTATAAGCATGCGTTCGGCGTGTGGGTGCAGCGCGAGGTGTCGTGGCAGGATGCCCACAAGTATTTCCACTGGTCAGGTAGCCCCATCCCCGAGCACATGCCCATGCTCTCCCCCGATGCCGTTCGCAGTTCCTTCGAGCGTTACCTGCGCGACAACATCTGCCCCATCCGGAAAGGTGATGTCCCCGTAGACCTCGGGCAGTTTCCCGAGTCTCTCCCCAAAACGTATTATTACTAACGAAGGAGGTGTAAAGTTCTTGACATCTAGTTTCTAGTTAATTATTCTCCCAAACAAACAACACAAAGTGGGACACAAGTCCCACTCTTACAACGAAGGAGTATTACCATGCAGATTCCGACTCTGTCGCATTCGCAAGTCCGTGACCTCATCAAGTCCGTGGGTCACAAGCGCACCGTGATCGTCCTTGGCGAGAACGGCGTTGGCAAGACCAGCATCCAATACGAGCTTCGCCAAGACTCCGCGTTCTTGGGGCACAACGTGCTCGACCCCATCGACTGCACGCAGTTGTCTGACGGTAGCGTGTGGATGCCGGACATCGATCGTGAGGCGGGTGTGTCGCGCGAGCTTCCCAACGAGCGCTTCTGTCTCAGCAAGGCCAACCATCGTGGTCTAGCCGGCAGCCGGCCGTCCATCATCTGCCTTGATGAGTTGTTCAAAGCCCCGCAGTTCATCAAGAACGTGCTCGCACCCGTCATCTTCGAGCGGCGCACCGGCACCCTGCACTACCCCGAGGGCAGCATCATCTGGGGCACCAGCAACCTAGCTGTTGAGGGTCTGGGCGACTCGGTGCTCGCACACCTGCGCACCCGCATGCTCAAGGTCATCATGCGCAAGCCCACCAAGGACGAGTGGAAGAACGAGTTTGCGTATCCGTTCGGGCTGCACCACGCCGTCATCGTGTTCGTTGACCAGAACCCCATCGTGTTCGAGTCGTTCATGGACTACGAGCCGGGCGGCATCAACGCTGGCAAGGACATGAGCAAGTGCAACGTGTATCCGTTCAACCCCCGCATCAAGCAGGACGGATACGTCAGCCCCCGCACATTGCATGCAGCCAGTGACGTGTTGCACACATGTGGCCACCTTGACCACGACACGTTGTTGGCAGCGCTTGCCGGTGCGATAGGTGAGGCGGGTGCCCGCACGTTGATGGCGTTGGTTGCACTTGATCGTGACATCCCGCTGTATGACCGCATCGTTGCTGATCCCGTCAACACTCCCATCATTGACAACCCTGCAGCGCAGCTCATGCAGATACAGCAGTTCATTGTCAACACCAAGTCCCGCGAGGATGCGCAAGCAGTCACGGTCTACATCAAGCGCATGCGTGCGGAGATGCAGTCGCTGTTCGTCAATCAGATATCCAACAGCCCACGCTTGAATACCTTCGCCACCGTGGATGCCTTCCGTTCCATGATGTCGGACAACAAGCTGTTCCTCAACCTGAAGTAACGCAACACCTACAACTGGAGAACCATCATGCTACCTGAACGTGTATGGCAAGCGCAGGACTTGTCCGCGCGCATCAAGGTTGTTCACACCGACATCATGCGGCACCCCGAGTATGCGTTGTTCGCGGGTATCGTGTGCATGGGTGACGTCCGTATCAGCGACAGTTACCCCACCGCTGCAACCAATGGCCGCGACGTGTTTTACGGCCGCAAGTTCTGCGGCGACCTCAACCAGAAGCAGATGCGCTACGTGGTGCTGCACGAGAACGGCCACAAAGCCATGCGACACTGCGTTGAGTATCGGGAGATCGTCAAGAAGTATCCCAAGCTCAGCAACATCGCGCAGGATCACGTCATCAACCTGATGATCGAGGAGTGTGACCCACACTGGCAGTTTGTGCAGCTACCGCTTGACAGCATATGCCGTGATCCCAAATACAAGGGCTGGAGCTTCATCGAAGTCCTGCAAGACCTCATCAAGAACGGCAAGCCAGATGATGACGGTGACGATGGAAACTCGGGCGGTTCGTTCGATGAGCACCTCGATGGCAGCGAGCTTGGCGATGACGAGATGCAGCGTGTCGGCAAGCAGGTTGATGAGGCGCTACGGCAGGGCAAGATTCTGTCCGACAAGCTGCGCGGTCGTGGCACCGGCAACGGCGGCAACCCGCTCGACGCCACCATCCAGCAACGCGAGACCGACTGGCGCGAGGCGCTGCGTGACTTCGTCCAGTCCATGTGCTCGGGTTACGACAACAGCCGCTTCTGCCCGCCCAACAAGCGCTTGCAGCCGCTGGGCTTCATCATGCCCTCACACTTCAGCGAGACCATCGGCGAGTTGATCGTGGCATGCGACACCTCGGGTTCAATGGGCGGCGTATATCCCACTGTGTTCGGCGAGATCGCCCTCATCTGCGAGACCGTGCGGCCGGAGCGTGTCCGCATCATATGGTGGGACGATGGCGTCAACAGCGAGCAAGTATTCACCCCCGACGACTACGACAAGATCGCCGGTCTGATGAAGCCGCAGGGTGGCGGCGGCACTCGCGTGTCCTGCGTTGCCGAGTATGTAGCAGAGAAGCAATACAAGCCTGTAGCAGTGATCTACCTCACAGATGGCTACATCGAGAGCAGCTACACCGTTCCTGACGTGCCGTGTCTGTGGGGCGTGGTTGACAACAAGTCCTTCAAGCCGCGCGTTGGCATGAAGGTTGACATCAGCAGCATCAACATCTAATCAAGGAGATAACGTAATGAGTAAGTTACAGAACAGAAGCGTCACTATTGCCCTCAACATCCTGACCGCATTCAACGCGAATTACGTGATTGTTCTGCCTGACGGCACGCAGCATACGCGGGGCAACATCGTGGTTAAGAAAGCCAAGAAAGAGCAGCCGCGTCGCAAGATGCGGGGCAACCGCAAGTATGGTGATCTGTCATCACATTACCGCGCTTTCATGGAGGACATGATCGTAGGGCAGATCGCAAGCGTCCCCGTCAACGGCTTCAAGCCAGCGCACTTGGCCAGTTCGATGTCCGCGTGGGCTTGCAACTATTGGGGCACGGGGTCAGCAATAATCGCATCGAACAAAGACTGTGTCGAAGTAATGCGTGTTAAATAACCAACCAAGGAGAATCATTATGCAACGCTACAACATTGATACATGCGCCATGCTCGTCGAGTTCAACGCCAGTGTATGGACGGCGCGCAAGCTGGACCGTGGTGTGACTGACGAAGTAGTGCGTGACAAGGGTGCGGCCGAGAAAGGTGCGGCGCGCGTCAACAAGAACCTGCTGGCTGGGCGCAAGGAGCTGGAGGTTATTCAGCAGTTCGTCAGCGAGATACGCAACTTCGTGTATGCCAACACGCTGCCGTGGTCTGACAGCGGGCTGCGCCTGTTGCCGGTCATCAAGTTCCAGAGCTTCAACGCTGACATGACCCAACACGAAGATAAGTATTGGAAACTGTGCGAGGACTTTGTGACAGTGTATCCGTCCTTGATTACTGCACAAGCAATGGCGTTGGGCACCATGTTCAAGCGCGACGAGTATCCGTCACCCGACACCATCAAGGGCAAGTTTGGCTTCAGCGTCAACTACATGCCCGTGCCCACCTCCGGTGACTTCCGTGTCGATGTCGGTGATGCGGCGCAAGCGGAGCTGCAGAAGCAACTGGCAGAACTGGCTGACAAGAGGGTGGAGAGCGCGATGGCTGACGTGCGCGCCCGTATCAGTGACCACCTGAAGCGTATGTCTGACAGACTTACTGTTGACATCGTAGACGGACAGCCTAAGCCGCGTCGTTTCCATGACACGTTGGTAGACTCCGGGTTAGACCTGTGCGACATGGTCAAGTCTCTCAACATTACGCAGGATGCAGACCTTGAGCGGGCGCGGCTGGCGTTAGAGCGCAGCTTGACTAGTGTCAACGTTATTACCAAGAAGAACGGCAACGCGTTGACGGTGGCGGATACGCTGCGCGAGGACATGCAGCAACGCAGCGCCCTCAAGGCGCAGGTTGACGGTATGCTGGGTAAGTTCAACTGGTAAGGACAATCATGGCAACAAAGCTAAATGGTGGTAAAGAAATCGTCCGTGAACTGGCGATTGTTGTGCAGGACGCTGGTGCGCGGGAGTTAATCGTTACGGTGCGCGGGGACGGAATAATGTTCCTGCGTGCCAAAGGGCTGAAGCGCCAAGTCATGTGGAAGTTGGATGCGCTGTATGAGAAAGGTATTAAAGAGGGACGGAGTATCTGATGGCTATGACACCAGAAGGCAAGGTAAAAAAGAAAGTTGTTGACATTCTGAAGGCGGCGGGTGCATATTACTTTTTCCCCGCAACAGGCGGCTTTGGTCGGTCAGGTGTTCCCGACATCATTGTGTGTTTCAAAGGGCGGTTTATCGGTATTGAATGCAAGGCTGGTGATAACACGCCTACAGCACTACAACAACGTGAGTTAATGCGCATCATAGACGCCGGTGGTAGTGCTTTTGTTGTGAACGAAGAATCGTTAAACGCGCTGGTAGATATTTTTAAATAACAGGAGATAACATGAACATGCAACAGATGGCAAAATACGTAGCAGATAAGTCCAAAACCCAAATGATTGCGGCGTTCGTCATTGACGGCCGAATCCGCACCATGACGCTTGACGAGAAGCGATTTGCAAAGATCATGAAAGACTATGAACACCGATGCTTGGGTGTTTACTACTGCGCTCCCGAAGAATGGGTGTATGAAGATGTTGTTGCAGTAGCAGGGCGTAGTTTGCAGTGATGGAGATTTTTAAGATGAAACCCTACTTCATCGACGGGCCAGTAATGGTCAAGCGCATGGCGACAGTAGCAGTGGCGGGATTGTTTGTTGGCGCGGCTGCAGCTGCTGTTGGGTATCGGGTCAATGAAGTTGAACCCGCCGCTCAGAAGGTTGCGCTGTCTGTATGCCCTATGCCCCAGACCGAGGGGGAGATGACTATCTATGTCGTCGAGGGCGGAGTGATTAAGTGTTGGAGGTGGAGATGAAAATAGAAATAGACAACGACACAGCATCTAGCATTGTTCAACAAGAGCTGGTTTCCGTAATGGAGTTGCTGCGTTCAGACCTTCAGAAGCATAAAGACGGAAGGCGATGTGCTGTGTTTAGCACCAACAAGAGGGAGGATGTCGCAGAAATAAAGGCGATGGTAGATGCTATAGAACGTGTGCTCAAATTTTACAGAGAGTGAGTTATGAGCGACATATTTGATATTCTTGATTCGCGAATAGCGAAAAGCCCAAAGAAAAAAGGAAATAGAAAATGAAGATGTTTATGAAATCATTTTTTGAGAAGGAAGCGCGTGAGGTGAAGCCGCCGTTGGAGTATGAAGCTATCTGCATTTCATGCGCCGGTAAGTTGGGTGGCAAGGTGGATCGCTGGCTGAAGTCGAAGTGGACTAACGCCAAGTGTGATGTGTGCGGTAACAAGACTGAAGTAACTAACCCTAAAGAGTATATTTGGAGATAACCATGGAAATCGTTAAGATCATTGCTATCGCTGTTGCTTTTGCCGTTGCTGTTTGGGTTTTGTATATGCTGGTTAAAATGTCTGATAAAGCAAAAGAGGAGCGTAGTAATGAAGCACCTTACAAGGTCGAACCTCCAAAATCTGCCGAGCAGCTGGCCGTTTCCCTCGTTCACAAGCCTATTGAGTGGACATTCGCCAATGCCCCCAAGCCCAAGCGCAAATACACCAAGCGCAGCAAGTATTGGAGCAGCCCCAAAGTCAAAACCAAAATGTCCAAAGCCCGTAAAGCGCGTAAGTCCAGCAAATCTAAATGACATCGAGGAGGCACCGCTATGAGACAGGACAAGCGAGACGAAGCTATTGCGTATCTGCGTAGCCGCAAGAAGTACATCATTGACCCCGGCTGCAAGTTCGTGCCGACAAACGCCGCACATACCGATGTCGCAGAGACGGTTAGGTTGTACCGAATGGAAGTCGAAAAGATCGAGCCCGTACGCTTGGTGAAAGGCAAGAAGAAATGAGCAGACGAGAACTACTGATAAGCGTTTTTAAAAAGCATTTACCCGTCACAAATGACGCAAGGAAAAATCCGGTCGAGTTAAAACCGTTTGCACTTGATGTGTTTTGGGTTACTGCGTTCCCGAAGGCGGATATTGAGGACTCGATGGAAGGGGGGATGGCGTGAACTCGAAGAACTCGGACTATCGGCGGACCGTGGCCAGTATGTATTACCCCTGTGCTACGGCTGCGCAATATGATGAATGGAGGGAACGGGCCAGATTGAGCCGCCCGAATCTTTCTGCATGGTTCTGCACCGACTGCACCCCGCAATACCAAGCCAAGATGAAGGCGCAAGGTAAGTGCGTCAGACCGGAGATTAAATTCAAATGGGTGCGTGAAGATGACGAGGTAGGAGATAGTGTGCACCTGCTGAGCAGTGCTGAACTGGTTGGCTACGTACCTTCAGGAAGAAGTTGATATGCCCAAGGAAAACGAACAAGACAGGCAGCAAATGTTTAACTCCGTTATGGAGGTAGTACACAACTGTATCTGGTCAAACGACGATGACTACGAATGTGATAAAGGGATTTTTGTGCATATACACGATGTAGGGGCCGCGCGTTCTTTACGAGTATATAAATTTAATATGGATAACAAGGAGTCGTTCGAAGTTTTAAAAACAATCGCTATATCCGTAACAGAAAGCGAAGCACTGGCGAGAAAGTACAACTGATGTTTACGCAAATAATGGTGTTGGATTTTGAAACGGCATGGGATCGTAAGGAATACACGCTATCAAAACTGACAACCGAGCAGTACATTCGAGACCCTCGCTTCAAAGCATGGGGTGCCGCTTGGCGTTGGTATGGAAGTAAGGAAACGCCGCAGTGGGTATCGGCTACAGACCTTCAAAAGTTCTTCGACTCCATTGACTGGTCTACCACAGCGGTCCTTGCACATAACGCGCAATTCGACGTGTCCATTCTGTCATGGCGCTACGGCCATGTGCCTGCGTTCATCTTCGACTCGCTTAGCATGGCGCGAGCGTTGCGTGGGGTGGAGGTAGGAAACAGCCTGAAGAAGCTGGCAGAGACGTTTGGGTTGCCGCCGAAAGGCGATGCTGTCCACAGCACGGATGGGATGTTGGATGCTTTGCCGCCGCACGTTGAGCAAGAACTAGCGGAGTATTGCATTCACGATGTCGCATTGTGCGAGGGGGTATTTGACAACCTGATAACAAACTATCCTAAGAAAGAACTGCGCCTGATTGACATGACGCTGCGCATGTTTGTGAACCCGGTGCTGAAGCTTGACCCCTACCTGCTGCAAGACGCCATCAAAGAGGAGAAGGAGCGGCGGGAGGGGTTGCTGGCTAAGCTCGGGGTGCCGGAGACAGACCTTGCCAGCAATGACAAATTTGCCAACGTGCTGCGCCTTATGGGCGTGGAGCCACCAACGAAGATTAGCAAAACAACCGGCAAGCAGGCGTTTGCCTTCGCCAAAAATGATGCCATGTTCCAAGCCCTGCTCAACGGGGATAACGAAGATGTGTCGCTGCTGTGTGAAGCAAGACTGGCTGTCAAAAGTACGTTAGACAGAACCCGCGCCCAGCGTTTTCTGGACATCGCGCAGCGGGGCACCTTGCCGGTGCCGCTTAACTACTACGGCGCGCACACGGGACGCTGGTCGGCAAGCCGAGGCAGCGGCATCAATATGCAGAACCTGAAGCGCAATTCGTTCCTGCGCCGCGCCATCATGGCCCCCGATGGTCACGTGTTGGTGGTGGCTGACCTGTCGCAGATCGAGCCGCGCGTGCTGGCGTGGTTGGCTGACTATCGGGAGCTGCTGCAGATTTTTGCCAGTGGTCAGGACGCATACGCGGCCTTTGGTGCGCAGATGTTCGGCATCCCGGGGTTGACCAAGGACACGCACCCAGACCTGCGCCAGAGCGCCAAATCCGCACTGCTGGGGGCCGGCTATGGGTTGGGGTGGGCATCATTTGCGGCGCAGCTTCTCACCGGCTTCCTCGGGGCACCCCCTATCCGGTACGACATATCTTTTGCTAAACAGCTTGGCGTAAACAAGCAGTATCTCGATGACTTCGTCAACTACGAACCCAACGTGGAGAAGGCGCTGGCCATACCGCGCTTGTGCGGAGACGACGAAATCATTGTGCATTGCGTTGCAGCAAAGAAGATCATTGACCTGTATCGGGAACGTGCGGAGACAGTGCGCGACTTCTGGGGGCTGTGTGATGCCATGCTGATCAGGGCTATTGCTGGTGGGAAAACGTATCAACACAAGTGTTTGACTTTTGAACAGGGGCGCATTCAGTTGCCAAACGGTTTACATTTGCGCTATCCTGCTCTACAAGGAAAGCCTGACGAAAAAGGTCGGGTGCAGTGGACATACGGCGAGCATCACAAGAAGCTATATGGTGGGAAGATCACCGAGAACGTAGTGCAAGCCGTTGCACGCTGCGTAATGACTGACGGCATGCTGCGGATACAGAAACGATATCCCTGTGTGTTGACAGTGCATGATGAAGTAGTGGCGTTGGTGCCCGAGGCCGAGGCCGAAGAAGCCGAGACTTGGTTGCTGGCGCAGATGGTGAAGGAACCGTCGTACATGCCGGGCATTCCGCTGGCAGCAGAAACTGGAGTGGCTGTGCGGTACGGTGACGCGAAGTAAAACCAAAACAACGAAGGAGATGTTCGATGGACACAATCCACATAGGTCGTACAAAGTATTCGCTGAATGCCATAACGTCATTTCCTGATGGGCGGTTGGGTGAGATTGACTACCAACGTCGTTACATCACACTTGCTACGCACGCTTTCAACGGCAGCCGTTTTGCCTTGGATGAACGGGAGCAGGCGTTTTGGCATGAAATTGTTCACGCCGTGCTGCGCGATATGCGCAACGAACTGGAACAAGACGAACGCTTTGTTGACCGTTTCGCCGACAGGCTAACGCAAGTAATTAAACAGGTGTTCAATGGCCATAAGCTGGTCCCACACGTCCCTCAAAGACTTCGAAAACTGCCCCCGCAAGTATCACGAAACGCGGATATTAAAGAAACACCCCTTCGTAGAAACACAGCAAACACGCTACGGAAACGAACTACACAAAGCAGCAGAGCAGTTCGTAAAAGGCACGCCGCTGCCTGAACAGTTTGCCTTCTTGCAACCAACGTTGACCGCATTGATGGACAAGCAAGGAAGTAAACACGCGGAGCTAAAACTGGCTGCTACGGTTGACTACGAGCCGTGTGATTGGTTTGATAAGAGAGCGTGGGTACGCGGCATCGTTGACTTGCTCATATTGGACGAGGAAAAGAAAGTTGCGTGGGTTGTTGATTACAAGACGGGTAGTAACAAATACCCTGACCGAGACCAACTGGACTTGATGTCGTTGCTTACGTTTATTCACTACCCGCAAGTCGAACGCGTCAACGCTGCGTTGCTGTTTGTTGTAAAAGAGAGCGTGACCAAGCATAAAGTTACATTGGATATGCGCGACAACTTGCAGCAGCGGTACCGTGAACGTGTTGCCAGCATCGAAGCTTGCGCTGCCAACAACGTATGGAACCCCAAACAGTCTGGGCTTTGCCCGTGGTGCCCGGTCAAGTCCTGCGAATTTCACCCCGACCATTAAGGAGATAGACATGGCTAAACGAGATTGGAAACACGACTACCAACTGCAGGTTAAACGCGGCGAAGATAAAGACCAGATCGAGCGCCAGCGCGCTCGGCGTATGTATGACAAGAAAGGCGTTGACCGCAGCGGTAAAGACATTGACCACAAGACTCCGATCCGCAAGGGCGGCAAGTCTACCGGCGGCAATCTGCGCTTGCGCAGCCGCAGTTCAAATAGAGGAGATAACAAAACGTGACAGAACAAGTGCCCCTGTTTAAATCAAAGTTCCGAGAACAATATCCGGAGTTTGCGTCGTGGAGTGTAGACGATCTTCTGCTGTGTTGGAAAACACGGTTTGGTAAAGAACCTGTTATATGCACAGGTTCTTATGACAGAACGCAGGACACTCTAAAAATGTCTTACTCGACTGAAGCAGATGAAAAAATTGAGCAGTTTTGGGTAGACCTGAGCCTGTATTTATTTGAAAACAAAGCGATGTCCGTCGAAGGTATTCCCACTACATCAGAACAAGTCATAAAGTTTTCGTTCCATGCAGATCGTTGACAACAAAGCGCTGGTACTGCGCACAAGGTACCCTGACAAGTACGCGGTCATACCGCGCAGCAAGCACGTGTCAGACTTAGGTAACGGCTTGCATGAAGTTGCGGTGTATTGGGGGCTGGACGAAGCGCGAGTGCTCAAGAATCTGGGTGTGCGCGAAGTGCCCTCGCCCATCCTGCGCAGCTACAAATGGCCCGGCAAATACAAACCATTCGCTCACCAGAAAGAAACCGCGTCATTCTTGACGCTGCACCGCCGCGCCTTCGTGTTTTCTGAACCCGGCACTGGCAAAACGCTGTCGGCTCTATGGGCTGCAGATTACTTGATGACCGTGGGGGAAGTGAGGCGTGTGTTGATCATCTGCCCGCTCTCTATTATGCAATCTGCGTGGATGGGCGACATTGCTAAAAGTGTTGTACACCGCACCGCAGCTATTGCTTATCACTCGCAGTCGGACAGGCGCATTGAAATAATCAAGAACGACTACGAGATCGTAATATGCAACTATGACGGCCTACCCATGATCGCCAACGCCATTACGGAGGATGGACGGTTTGACCTGATCATTGGTGATGAAGCCAACGCGTGGAAGAACACCAGCACTCGCCGGTGGAAGACGCTGAACAAACTTTTGAAGCCGGAAACGTTTCTGTGGCTGATGACGGGCACGCCGGCAGCACAATCACCAGAGGATGCGTACGGACTTGCCAAGCTGGTCAACCCTACAGCGGTGCCGCGCTTCGCTACAGCGTGGCGTGACAAAGTCATGCGCCAGATCACCAAGTTCAAGTGGGTGCCAAAGGACAATGCAGATAGCACAGTGTTCGAAGCGTTGCAACCCGCAATACGTTTTACGAAAGCACAGTGCCTTGACCTGCCGCCTGTCATAACCGTCACCCGTGAGGTAGAACTTACCCCGCAGCAGATTAAATACTACCGGATACTGAAAGACCAGATGTTGGTCAGTGCTGCCGGCGAAACTATCACCGCAATCAACGCGGCGGCATCTGTTAATAAGCTGTTGCAGATAAGTGCCGGCGCAGCCTACACGGACACGATGGAGGTAGTGGAGTTTGACTGCAAACCTCGCCTCAACGTATTACTGGAAGCATTGGAAGAAACGCAGCGCAAAGTGCTGGTGTTTGCACCCTACCGCCACAGTATCAACACTATCAGCGACTTCCTTACAGCCAACGGAGTTAGCAACAAGAAGATACACGGCGATGTAACAGCATCCACAAGGTCCATGATTTTCAACGAGTTTCAAACCACGCCCGACCCGCGCGTGCTGGTCATCCAACCGCAGTCTGCTTCTCACGGTGTTACGTTGACGGCAGCCGACACGGTGATCTTCTGGGGGCCCGTCATGAGCGTGGAGACCTACGTGCAGTGCTGCGCCCGCGCAGACCGTCAAGGGCAAACCAGCGACAGCGTTACGGTTATTCATATACAAGGCAGTGAGATTGAGCGACGTATGTTTAAGCAACTGGAGGGTCGGGTACTTGACCATACCGATTTGATCAAACTTTACGAGGAGGAGCTTGCGGATGCAAAAATCCATGTGTAAAATGTTTTACGTGTAGAAAACGGAGGCATAAGGCGTGAGTGTGCCCCGCTGCAGGTTACGCATACTGCAAACAACCGCGCCTGCATGTGACCAAAATCGTCTTCGATGATTCTCCCAATGGGGTGCATGCTGACAGCCGGGAAAGACCGGCCTACTAAACATACAACGAAGGAGATCGACGTGTCAGAAAATGATGTTATACCTATGGACACGCTTGCTAAGGTTTACTTGAAAATTCGCGGCAAGATGCAAGCGTTGACCAAAGAATACGAAGCCGCACTCGCAGACCTTCAGACCAAACGCGACGAAGTCGCCAGCGCTATGCGGGACAACATGAAAGCACTTGGCGTCAAGTCAGTTCGCACTGATTACGGCACTGTGATCATGAGCATCAAAACCCGCTACGAGACGCATGACTGGGAATCGTTCCACAAGTTTGTTGTACAAAACGACGCTGTTGATCTTCTTGAGCGGCGCATTGCGCAGAAGAACATGGCCAAGTTTTTGGAGGACAACCCGGACTTGCTGCCGCCCGGGCTCAACTCTGATTCGAAGTATGAAGTAACTGTTCGTAAACCTACCAACTAAGAGGACACTATGGCCAACGAAGTAGCCACTTTTAACCCCACTCAACTCCCGGCGTTCGCGCGCAAACGCGAAGGCAAGGGCATGCTTACCAAAGCTCTCGCGGGCGGTGGTGGCGGTGGATTCCCGCGTCGCATCTCAATCAAAGGAGGTGTGTTCCGTCTTATTGCTGACGGCAAAGAAATCGCGCAGATCGATGATCGTTATCTTGACGTTGTAATTGTCAATGCAGCACCCACTGTGCAGCGTAGCTTCTATGCTGCGAAATACAGCGAGAACGAGAATGCAGGGCCGTCCTGCTGGTCAGAGAATGGTGAGGCTCCAGACAGCAACGTACCGTCCCCGCAGTCCGCCACGTGCGCCAACTGCCCGCAGAATGTCAAAGGTAGCGGCGAAGGTGACACCCGTGCTTGCCGCTTCTCGCAGCGCATTGCTGTAACCCTTGCGAACGATATGGATGGTGACATCATGCAGGTAGTCATTCCTGCAAAATCGCTGTTCGGTAAGGAGGAGAACGGTAACTTCCCGCTGCAAGCGTATGCGCGCTGGTTGAGCGCTCAGAATATCGAGCCCAACGAAGTCATCACCCGTATGCGTTTCGATACCAAGGCAGAATCGCCGAAGCTGTTCTTCAAAGCCATGCGTTGGCTGACGGACGAGGAGTTCGAAGGCGTGTCCGCGCAGTCGGAGTCGGACGCTTCCAAGAAGGCTGTTGCACCTACGCAGTATCAGCCGTCCACTGCGGCGAAATCCAAAGCTGCTGCGCTGCCCGCGCCGACTCCGGCGATGGATGATGACGAAGAACCGGCCCCACAGCCCAAAGCAGCCAAGAAAGCTAAAGCCAAGGCCGAGGTTAAGGATGAAGAAGTAGACGAACCCACTGTGCGCAAGGCCGCCGAGACGCCGGCACCGAAGTCAAAAGCGGTTGCTGCGCTCGTGCAGGAATGGGATACCGACGACTAATGAAACAGGGGGCTTCGGCCCCCGCCCTTAACCATGACAAATACAGAAGAAACCGTTGAGACTTACACGCTTGACCCGCTAACTTTGTGTGAAGAACTGCGCAAAGAAACAGCACGTTTGAAAATTTCCGTAATTCGAGTTGCCAAGGCTACCGGCGCTACGCGCCAGACTGTCTACAACTGGTTTGTTGGAAGCCCGGTTGCGCCGTATTACCGCAGCCGCGTTGCTGACGTTATTGAAATTCTCAAAGGCGCACAGACTGCTGAACAAGCTTGGAGAAAAGCGTGCTCTCGATTCAACATAAAAAACTGAAACAACGCAGATAACCAGAGGAGAGGTTCATGACACCGCTTGATTTTATAGCGGCTGTGGTTCCGTCCGCCGGTTATTTGTGCATAGCGGAACTAAGCACCAAGAAGAAACAACACGTTTTCGTACAAGACGTAAAAGAGTTCGCGCCCGCGTTGGATGAATTCAACGCCAAAAACTTTGATACCTATTTTGCGCTGGGCAGCTTTGTCGAGAGCGGCAGTCGCACTATCAGTAACGCACTCTACATGCGCTCTTGCTTCATGGATATCGATTGTGGTGAAGGCAAAGCTTACCCATCAAAGCAAGCTGCCGCTACTGCGCTGGACGAGTTTCTGCAAAAGACAGAGCTGGGTATCCTTGGCAATCCATGGGTAGTATCTTCCGGTGGCGGGCTACACGTATATTGGCCGTTCACGGACAACGTGCCCATCAAAGAGTGGCGCAACGCGGCCGAAGCGCTCAAGCTGCTTTGTAAGAAACACGCACTGTCTATTGACTACACCGTTACTGCTGACGCTGCTAGGGTTTTGCGGGTGCCGGGCACCAGCAACTGGAAGAACAAGACCAATCCCCGCAAGGTCAAGATTCTGTCCACAGGCGCACACTTTGACTTCGGCGCATTTATCAAAGCAGTAGGTACGGGCGCAGCACCTGCGGCGGCAGCGGAGCCGCTATCTCTGATACCCGGGCAACGACCCAAGCGTAGCCGTGAGAACGCCACACAGATCAAGCTGGTGGAGAACAGCGTAACAGTTTTCAAAAATATACTTAACAGAACAGTCAATGGTAGCGGATGCGCGCAACTTGCGCACTACATTGAGAACGCTTCCGACGACGGTATGGAGCCGTTGTGGCGGGGGTTGCTGTCGCTGGCCAAGTCTTGCAGTGACGGGGAGAAAGCGGCGCGCAGGTTGTCCGCGATGCACCCCTACGACGAAAACAGAACTGCCCAGAAGTGGCGTGAGATCAAGGGGCCCTACCCCTGCACCAAATTCAACAGCGAGAACCCGGGGGTATGCACGGGATGCCAGCATTGGGGCAAGATCACCAACCCGCTGTTTCTGGGCAGGGAGCTGGCCACTGACAACGCCGCAAAGGAAATCGTGTTAGAGCCGGCAGCGGAGCCCAACCTTGCCACGCCTACGTCGGTCGTAGTAACCCGCCCAACCCCACCGCGCGGCTTCTCTTACGGCAAGAACGGGGGTGTCTACCGCGAAGTGGAAACGCAGGATGAAGAAAAGAACGTCATCAAGAAGCAGGTGCTGGTGCTTCCGTACGACTTGTTTGCCGTAGACCTGCTTAACGTGGCGGGGGAGCACGTGGTTTACATGCTGGCAATGCGCCCTGAAGGCACAGTCAATATTACGCTGCCGCAGAAGGCCGTGGTCAGCAAGGACGAAACGGTCCGGGCGCTGGCTTCGCAGAACATCATCGCCTCTTACGGGGCGGGTAACGACAAGAACCTATTCGACTACGTCCGTGGTTGTGTAGAAGATACTTCCACAAACAGGCAAGCCATACCGGTACCGACTAGCTACGGTTGGCAGGCTGACGGCGGCTTTGTTGCCGGCGGCAAAATATTCATGGTGGACAACACCGTGCGCCAGATACCCATGCCGGGGTTGGAGAACGTGACATATGGGTGCCAGAGTAAGGGCACGCTGGAAGCGTGGCGCAAATATGTCGATATGCTGGTAAGCCGCAAAATGTGGGACGTGCTGAGTATCGGATGCGGGACGGGGTTCGGGTCGCCGCTGATGGAGTTCTCAGGGCTGGACGGGCTGACATTCCACGCCGGCTCCACGCAGTCCGGCACGGGCAAGACGCTAGCGCTTAGCTTGTCATCATCGATCTGGGGGCACCCACGTGACTACCGCGTCAACAAATCTACGTCGCCTGTTGCGCTGCAGCAACGCGCAGGGTTGCTCAAGAACTTGCCCTTGATTTCGGACGAGATAACCAGCAAGAACAGGCGGGACTTTGAGTGGTTTCCAGAGTTTGTTTTTGACATGGCTGAAGGGCGCGGCAAGGAGCGGATGGAGAGCGGCGCGAACAAGGAGCGCATCAACACCTCGGTCTGGTCACTTCTGATCGTCGTATCGTCCAACACCCACGTAGTGGACTACATGACCGGCGGGCGTAAGCACAGCAGCGAGGGCGAGCTGCGCCGCATGCTGGAGTGGATTGTCAACGATAAGCTGACGTGGGACCTTCACGAAGTCGAGATCATCAAGTCCCTACGCTTCAACCACGGCGTGGCCGGCAACGTATATGCGCGCTGGCTGTCGCTCAACCGCGCGACTGCAATGGCCGTCTACCAGCAGGTGTATACCAAAATCCGCGATGACTTCAACATGAGCAACGACGAACGCTACTGGCATGCAGGCGTGGCGGCGTGTATCGCGGGGTGCATTCTGGCAGGTCCCAAATACGCCAACATCTGCACGCTACCCATCCAACCCCTGATTACGTTTTTTAAGAAGCTCGTAGATGACGCACGCAGCGTGCTGCGCACCAGCGCCCGCAGCGCTGAAGATGTGCTTAACGCCTACATCCGTGAATACTACGGCCGGTTCGTCAACGTGCGCGTAGATGAAGCGTCAAAGACACTGTATGCGTCGATTGGGGATAGCCGGGTGATCGATGAGTCCATCACCCGCACGGAAATTTATGGGCGCGTGGAGCGGGGGGTTACCCCGGGATATGTAAACTTCTTCATAGAAGAAGCACTGCTCAAGAGTTTCTGTTCCAGTATGTCGTATGGTTACGCGGACATGCGCAAGGAGTTGGAGAAAAGCTATCGTGTGGACTACACCAAGAAGGACATGCTGGCCAAGACCAAGGGCCCACAGATGCGCGTCAACGCCATCAAGATCAGCCGTCCAGAGTCAGAACTGCTTGAGCTGAACATTGATGAAAAAGCACCTGAAAGTCCACTACCCGTGGGCGCAGACCCCACCGGGCTGTAGCTTCTTCGTGCCGACGTTGGCCCCCCACAAGACAAGGCAGGCAGGGTTATTGGCGGCCCTGCACTGCCGAGTCAAAGCGGTTGCTGCGTTTGGTATCAGGGATGGGAAGCACGGCGTCCTGTTTACTCGGAAGACTGGCGGATGATGTCCCGGTAGTCGGCGGCAATTTGAAGCTTTAGTTTGCGCAGTTCCGTCAACTCGTCCCGTTTTTGTTCTGACGTCATATCGGGGTCGCGTTTGATAGCTTCCTCGGCATCACGGATGTCTTTCATTTCCTTGCGGAAGTCCGCTACGCTGTCGGACAGGGCGATGCGCCCAGCTTCCCGATTGATATAACGCTCGGCTTCGGCATCCCGGCCTTCTTCCATTAGTTTGTTGTATGTATTCCGCGCCTGCTCCGCTTTCCCCATTTGCTCATAGACATAATCAATGACGCGGTTACCGTCGTTAGGCTGCATCAAACTACCAACTACGGGGAGCTTTGACGCTTTCATTTCAGGCGACGGCGGAGTGTTTGGATCGCGCAGTATGGGGTTCGCAGCTGACATGACAGCCACCGCAAGTTGCGTACCCACACCCCGCACAAACTGGTCAATTTGCACCGGAGACAGCACCCCCTGTCCCACGGAACTGAGCACTTTGGCCAACTCGGTCGTGTCGTCTTTGAAACGCTCCGTAGGATCAAGGCGCTGCATGCGCGCAGTTTCCACATCCGCGCCGGTAAACAAGTCTTTGCCAGTAGCCAGTTCAATAAACGGCTTGCCTACCTGCGGGGTTAAGTTGGGCACCGACTGCCATGCAAGTGTCGCCAATCCTTTGGCGATAGGGGCACCTTCATCGGTACCAAAAGCAACATTCACAACCGCTTCAGGAATTGCTTTGAACAGCAACCCGTATTCGAACGGAATCGGAATCCTAACCGGTTCATCAAGTCCGGGCACGCGCACAAACCAGTTTGCCAAACGTTGTTCTGGCGTAGCGTTCTTATAGGCTTCGTCATCTTCCATCAGCGCCGCATAGAGCATCGTCATAACGGCCATACCAATACCCCGGCGAACAAACTTGTTTTTGATATCAAGCCGTTCTTCATAAGGCATGCGCCCACGCGCCGCACGGTAGGTCACGTTCAAGCTCTGAAGCTGCGTGTTGAAGAACGGTATCAGCGTGTTGGCAAAGTACACGGAAGGTGACATACCGCGCCGGTTAAAGTCGATGATGTCGTTGGTCGCCAAGAACGCATCAAGGTCATTAAAACCCATGCGTTTGTAGCTGTCATACGCAGACACCCGGGTGCCCACGTCGGCGTACATGCTCTTGGACTCCAGCCACGCCAGTGCGGTAGACAAGTTACCTTTGCCACCGGTAACGCCCCGAAGAATTGTGGACATGCCCTCCAGTCCTTCGCCGGCAAGCAACTGCCCACCCAGCAGCCCGCGCTCTTCCAGTTCTTTGGCCGACGGGCTCTTCTTGATCATTGCCTTGACTACGTTGCGCACCGGATCAAATATCGGATTAAAATCCGCACCGGACGTGCCGTATGCAGACAACGAGTCGCGCATAATTTGCCGAACCGGATACAGCGGGTTCAGCACCACAAAGCGGCGAAGCAGTTTAGCCGGCGCACCCAACAACTGCAGCGCTGCCGGGAACGTTGTTTTGACACCCTCCAGACCTTTGACGAGAAGCTCGGCCGGGATGTCTTCGAAGATGGTGCCTTCGGTTTTTACAATAGCGTGTTTCTCTACGCCGTTCTCCATGAAGCGAATGGTCAGGGGAGACGCCGGTCCTGCTTTGGGGCGAACAACCATACCCCCGCGCCCAGCTTCTAGCATGCCCAGCTTGCGCAGGGTATACACCACGTTCTTGGTCGTGATATTGCGCAGGGCCATGTCCGTCAGCATGTGCGTGTTTTGGATAGAACTGGTAAACACGTCTTGGATGGGCTTATCACCACCCACCAGTTCGTTCAGATACGGTTGGTCTTTCAAGTTGCCGATCGTAATCGGCGCGCCTTCGGAACCAATAAACAGTTTGACCTCTCCGCCCATCTGCCGGTAGAACGGGATGTAGTCCTTCTTGCGTTTCAGGTCTGCCGCAACTTCTGGGCTAATACGTCCAGCCTGCACAGCGAAGTCAATCAAACCGGCGTTGTAGGCGTTGTACTCCTTACGCGCTTTCTCAAAAGCCGCAGCAATCTTGGGCTGCGACGCCACATCCTTCTCCACACCGCGCAGCTTTTCAGCCGTCAACAGGGGCTGCCCGTCCTTGTCTTTACCGTAGTTGAGCGCTTCAACGCCGATACCTTCGTTCTTGACGCGTTGCGCAGCCAGCCACAGGGTAAACACCCTACCTGCTTCGTCGGCATTCATGCCCGACTCGCCCAGCGCTTTGAACATTTTTAGCAGGGTGGGGTTGTCTTTGCCTTCTTTGTTTTGCACCATCCAGTAGTTGGCAGCACCTTCGGTAAACTTCTTCAGTTCCAGCGGGCCGTTTGCAGCCACGTTGCGGGTAAAGTTCATCCGTTTGTCGTGTGCTACAAGGTAGTAGCGCGCTTGGCTCGCTTCCAGTTCCGAGATTTTCTTGGTAGCCACACCCTTTTGCAGCGCTGCCAAGAACGGGGCAGTCCTGTCAATAAACTGCGTCACGCCAGTCAGGCCCAGCACGTTACCCTTGACGGTATCAATGGCCGATTTTTCCTGTGCCACGACGCGTTGCAAAACTTCTTTCGATGTGTCGCTCATCCAGTCAAGGTCAGACGAAGCGCCGTCACGGAAGACTGCATTGCCATCAGGGGAGATGTAGACCCCGGGGCGGCTGTTCTTGAGCTCGCGCTCCGCTCTGCTGATCAGGGCCTGTATCTGCTTGGTGTCTTGCTTGGCCAGATCAGACAGACCGCTGTTGCGGAACCATCCACGCACAGCGCCAACCATGTCCCGTATAAACGTCTTAACTTTTTCCGCAAAGGTGGGGGCGACGCGCCGTCCTTCCGCAGCCCGGGCGATAAGCTCTCGGACAAATGTAGTTTTAAAAGCATCAGAAAAATCTTGTGTTGCGGCGGTTTCTTTAGTTTCCTGTTTGGACGCTTGCGGTTTTACCAATGCAGCAATGTCGGCTGCGGCAACATCGTAGGCCCGTTTGATATTAGCTGTTAATGTCTTTACACCTTCTTTTTCAACAGCTTCTTCTATCAAAGATGCCGTGACCCAATCTTCCCCTTGATTTGTCCACGCTTCGTAAAAATTTTCGCCCCCAATTCTATACAGCGTAGTATGCAAAACATCTTTTGCTTCTTCTTGCAAAGACGAAGGAAGCATTTTTACTATTTTTTTTACCCACTTATCGGCTTTTCTCCACGCATCGTAGAGATCATCAAGGGCAGCTTTAGGGTCGGTTATTTCAAATGCTTTGCTTACGTCTAAGGGCATTACGGGTTTAGCAATCGCAGCACCCGCAGCCTGCAGTAAACGCCTACGAGTCATGTTTACTTGCGGTTTTGAAGCCCCCAACGCTATTCGCGCCGAAGCAACGTCCGGGTAAACACCCAGCCCCACAGCCACCTCGGCTACGTGATCCAGACCGCGCCCAAACAGTTTGTCCGTAAGCGCCTGCACCCCATCCTTGCCGAGCACCATGTCAGCGCCGTAGTGGCCGATCAGTTCGTGGGCGATGGTTTCCTGCAGGTCGGCCGTAGATTTGTGCGCCTCCCCAATTACGATAACCGTGCCGTCTGGCATGACCGCGCCCTTGGCTGCAGTGCGGCCGCTACGCTCCAGTGCTTTCCTAAAGGCGGCGGGGGCATCGACTAGTGTCGGGGCGTAGACAAACTTTATCCCCTCCGGCAGTGCTTTCTGCACCCGGTCAGCAACGGTTTTGGCTTCGCCAGCATCAACCCCGGTGTCTGCGTCGGTGGCGTCGCGGAAGTCTGTTTCCTGTTCAGGCGGAAAAATAGCCGTTTCTTCTGTTATGCCTGTGCGCAGGGGTTGTAGAGTGCGCTTACCGGCACGTCCTTCTGCAGATAGTGTATCTCGCACGGCGCGGGTCTGCGCCACTGCCGTCTTTTTAGCATTGCTTGTTATGACGAGCCCCGCATCGCTCAGCGTCTTGGTCATTTTTGCCAACGTCTCTGCGCCACGACCTAACAGCGCCCGCACTTCTTTTGCGCGTTCAAGGGCTTTCTTAGCACTGAGAAGGTCCGCCTCTCTTTGCCTGACTTTTGCCGCTTCCGCCCACGCTTTACCTGACGCCGTATCACCAAGACTGGCGACTTCAGCCGCCGCTTTTTTGGAGCTTTCCAAAGCTTCCGTAGCTTTTGCTACATCAGCGGTGCGGGCTTTTATATTTTCATTTGTACCAAGTTTACGATCCTCGGTAGCTTTTGTTACTTTGGCTGCAAGCGCAGCTCGTTGACGACGCAACTTTAACAGTATTTCTTCTTGCGCAGCCTCCTTAGCACGCTCCTTTGCGGTTGTACCAGTTTCAATATCCGTTTGCGCCGCCTCTATTTCCGATAAATCCATCGGGCCTTCCAGCATTTTCTGCTGGTAAACGACCCCAATGGTCCGCTTGATTTCTTTGATCCGCATGCGCAGCTTTGCCGCAGCGCGTTTCTTCGGGTCTATTTTACGTAGCTGGTCTTCAAGGTCTGCGACTTCCTTCTCTTCTTTAAGCGTAAGCGTCTTCTTGGGGACGCCGCGCAGACCTTCAGACCCTTTAATCTTTCCTTGCGCGATATCCGCCAGCACGTCTTTCACACGCCTAGTCTCAGCAGCACCTGCTTCTTCTGTGCGGCTCATACTAGCAGCTAAGGTATCAAGAAATTTCAATACCCTTGCCCGCAAAGCTTTTACGCGCTGTTCCTGAGCCAGCGATGCTTCTTGTTTCTGAAGCGCCTTTAGCTGGTTCCTAAACGGCTTCAAGTCCGCTTTGGCCTGTTGCAGTATGGCGCTTTCTTTCCGCAGTTTCTGTCTGTAGCTCTCACGCGCTACTAATTTTCTATACGCGTTTGCAAAACGTACGTTACCTCGGGCTTCAGTCTTAAGCTTAGCAACATCCGCGTCAGATAACCCCGCCGCAAACTCCATGTCCGCAAGCAACTCCAAGTCCTGCCTAGCGTACCCGCGCCCTTTAATAGTGTCGGCAAAGTCTTCAGCCAGTATGTCATCAATACGCTTTAGCTCCGTGTCTATCGCATCCTCGGTTTCTGCAACAAACCTTTCTTGTGTCTCAACACGTTCCCGTATATTTGCAAGAGCGTCGCGGGCGGCTTGCTCTTCTGAAGTTATTTTTTTAGCGAGAGGGCGCGTATCTTCAGGGGTTACTACTTGCCCCGCCGGAACAAACGTGGTTGTTTTTGCTTTTTTTTGTGCTTTCGCCTCTGCTGCCTGCGTATCACGCTGCACAAGTTGGGCCACACGGCGCTCTGTCTGCGCTAGTTTGTCCGTTACTGCCGCCAGCTGTGTGCGTAGCACTTTCAAATGTTGTTCGGTGCTTGCGCCAAATTTTACGTGAGTAATCTTACCCAAGCTGGCCAAGCTGCTCAGCCGTATATCTGCTTGGCGCTCTGTTTTTTGTTCTGCTTCAACTTCAGCAATTTCGGCTTTTAGTTTGTCCTGAAACGTGCGCAGGCTGATTGCCCGTTCTTTGAGATTGCGCTCCGCCGTATCTTTTTTGTAAGACCTCAGTTTTTCCCAAAAGCCTTTAACCGTCGCCCGTCGTGTCGCGGCTTTCTGTTTCTCCGCTTTCTCGGCCTGCTTTTCCGCCGCTAATGCAGCGGCTTTTTGCATCAATGCTTTGGTCTCTTCCTGCCGCTGCGTTTTCTTAGCCGCAATCGTGGCTGCACGCTTTGCAACAGCCTGTTTTTTCTTGGTGACCTCGGTAATAGACCCCGGGAACATCTCCCGTTGTTTACCGCTAAGATCGGGCTCCGGCGCAGCTTCCGGTTCCGCAGCCGCTTGTTGCTCGTCATAGCGCTGCGAAAGCACTGCAGCAGACTGCTGCGTAAGCCCGAACGGACCAACCTTCTTCTTAGGCTTGGTAGGCTTAAACTTCTCAACCGCATTATTGATCATACGATCAACGCCCTGTTGCAGTCGCGCCAGCTCCCCCTCTTTGGTATCAGCAATGGTCATGCCGCGCTCGATCGCCCCTTCCTTACCAACCCCCGCTTCTTTCAGTGCCGTTTTAAAGGCACCTGCCGGTTCACCCGGCTTTGCGTTATTTGTGATGCGCCCCAACCAAGCGCCGATCTCTTCTTCCAGCTGCTGCTGTGCTTCAACAGGCATTTCCGCGCCCATTTGCTGAACACGCTTAACCGCTTCCATGCGAGCTAGAAGAGCTACTTGCTTAGCCCGCAATTCTGCGGCTTTACGGGAAACGTCGTTTTTGTCGTCCCCTTTACGCAACGAGTCAATCTCATTACCCCAGTTAAACATCTGGGTCTTACGCTGCTCGGCAAACTTGTTGATGTCCGAAGCACGTTTGCGGATCGCCTCTTCACTCTCCTGCTTTGTCTCTTTACCGGCGACTGTTTCAAACACGCCAGTCAGCCCAGCTTCTGCAGGGCTCAGTTCTTGGGCGTATTGTCTTGCAACGCTTTGCAGGCGTCTCAACTCCCCAATCGTGGCTTCGACGCCAACAAGCTGCGTGCCCGCCTTGGTCAATGCGCCATCCTTAACCAACTCCATATTTGGGAACTCATTGTTGCGCGTACTCATCAGTTCTCGCAGTCGCGCTTCAATCGTTGGCAGAGCCCGTTGCGCCTGCTCCGGTTGCGAAAGATCAATACCCCCACTGGGCAAGCCCAGCAGCGATGCTACCTGTGTGGTGATTTTTCCCGAGTCAATGTTAGCCTGAACACGTTCAAGATACTTACGCCGTACGTCCGTCTCACGAAGCTTGATGCCTTTACCAATCAAAATGGCTTCAAGCGGAGCTTCTTTAGCCAACACTTCAGCCCGAGCCCCGGCTTGCTCCAACCCGGCTTCCTCCGCTCGCTGTTGACGTTGGGTGTTGAACACGTCCCGCGCTTGTTGCAGTCGCGCTTCTTGGGCTTCAGTCAGTTGTTCCAGCGCCTGTTCACCAAAAACTGCGCCGCTTGCATACTCGCCAGATGCAATTCCTTGTTGCTGCAACGCGTTAATGTCTTGATCTAAGGCGTCTATCTGATTCTGGATGTATTTTGCGCGGGCACCAGACGTAGTTTTCTTTTGATCTACAAGCTGCGCGCGTTGTCCTTGAAGCTGTTCCAGTTTCGCAGCAACTTCGGGCGGTACTTCTGGTTGCGCAACTTTGGGTGCTACTGACGGATACGGCTTTGCTTCCATTTCTTCGGCAAACAACCCGGCTTGCCGTTCAGCGCGCTGGCCGGCTTCCCGCTCCAGCGGGGTACCCGTAGTCTCTGCAAGCTGTTGCTCTAAAGTTTCAATACGAGGCTGCAGTGCTGCGGCTTCGTCGTAATTGCCTTTGCTGTTGAGCGTTTTCTGGCGGTTGCGCAGAGATTGAAGCTGCCCCACAACACCGCGCGATGCCACGCTAAGCTCGTCTTCGGATACGCCAAGTTTTTTGCCTTGCTCTTCAAACGCATCCAGCGCAGCTTTGCGCTGCTGCTCCAACCGACCAAAGTAGCTGATAGCCGCTTGGTTATTCATTTCTTCCGCTTGGGCTTTCTGCGCGCTGATTTGCTCAAGGTCATTCAGCGCCCGGCGGTAGTTCATTAGGAATTGCTGTTTGTCTTGTTCGGTAGTCGCTTCAGGCCGCGCCGTCAGCGGCGTAAACCCACCACCCACTTCCCCAAACAAGTCGGTCTGCGTGCCGCCGTATTCTCCAAGCTTTTTAATTTGTTGCAGCTTACGTATTTCTTGCCGCAGGGCATTGGCTTCGGGCGAGCCGCCACGTTGTTGTTTACCCAGCGTTTTTAGGTCTGCCTTGATTGCTTCAATTTTTTGATCTGCAGCCGCTACTTTGTCTGCTGTCACTTCTCCCGGGAGCGCATTAAACGCGTCAACCACGGCTTGCTTCTCCGCAGCCGTACGTTCTTCCTCCAGCCTCTGGGCCCGTTCCGCTGCACCTTTGGGCGGCGCACGACGACCGGCGACGGCGTCCACCAAGAACTGCACAATGGCACCAGCACCAACTCCGTATGCGGCCTGTTCTCCAACGCCTTCAATCAGTTCTTGACTGGGCTTGTATACCCCTTTAGCAATCAGGTTCTGCGCAATGGCAGATGCGGCTTCCTGCGCGCCTTCAAAACCACCGGTAACCAGCGCCCTTTTGACCCGCTCCAGAATCCCGCCTTTAAGTTCGTCCGGCATCTTACGGAAAATGCGCTCAACCGGAAGCATCTCGGCCAGACCCGGAACGACGCCAGCAGTAGTAGCGGTCTGAATCTGTTCCGGGGTAGCACCCGCAGCAACAGCGCGTTCACGGGCTTCGCCAGCGCCCATAGCGCCAGCCACCGGTGTAGTGGCTGCAAGTTGAGCAACCCGTTGTGCGCCTTGAGCCGCGCCAAGACCTTTGGCTGCCAACCCCGCCGCGCCGCCGGGGATAAGCAAAGTACCCATAGAACCCACGGCTTCAGCCAGTTTAACCGGGATGGCTTCTTCGTAGCCAGCGGCTACGGACGGTTTGAACCGTTCAGCCAGACCCTTGATACCTTCCCGGGCAGTCCTTTCAAACCCGGTTTCCGTATCTCCCGGCAGCAGCGCTGCAGCGCCAAGCGCCGCGCTTTCAAGACCGCCAACAAAGCCACGGGGTATTGCTTTCAAAGACTCTTGGACGTACCCGCCCATAGTGGGTTCGGGGGGTTTTTTCCCTGCTTCAGGAAATTTTGCCAACAACGCTCGCACGGCGTCTTCTTTACTCGCTCCGGAAGGGCCTTCTATTTCGTACGTACGTCCGTTTGGAGCAGTAATTTCATAAATCGGCATTACTACCTCCCGGTTTTTTCTCTAATCGAAAATTCGTTTAGGTTTAACGGAGCAGCCGGGGCAGTTGAGGCTGTAGCAAGATTTGCAATACCCCCAAATGCTTGTACCCGTTTTTTAAATTCTTGCTCAGCCAAAATTGTTTTTATTTCTGCTTTTGATTTACCGGGGTACATTTTTTGATAATCTCGATATGTAAGCGCGTTGCTCAACTGTTTATCAATATCGTCGCTAACTTGATTGCTAATGTTTGCGGCAAGCGCAGGAGTTATCTGTCCTTTATTACCGCCGTACGCTCTTACGTACGCCATATGATATGCGTAATCAAGATTATTTTTACGCTCAGTTTCAGAAAGTTTTTTACCTTCCATTGCCAAGGCAGCTTCGTGCCGGGCGTTCATGCCTGCAAGGTCTGCTGCTTTAAGTTTACGATCTTCCGACTTGTCCATAAGCCTTGCGCCAAGCTCGTAGTCACCCTGCTTGAACGCCATCTCAGCTTTTGCCGCTTCCAGATCGCTTGCGCGTTTCTCACGCAGTGCTGTCCGCTGTTCCTTACCAAAGGCAGCGCCAGCTTCGCCAGCTGCACCAAAGGCAGCGCCCAGAGACTCAATACCCTGACGCCCGGATTTGGAAAGCTCAGCCGCAGCACGCAGCGCCGCAACGCCCTTGCTCTCTTCGCGCATACCCGCCAGTTCTTTTTCCCGTTCTGCAGTTGCTGTCTGTTGCGCACGACGAAACGCTTCACGCGGCTCTTGCATATACCCGGCTGCTTTTTCCGCATATTGCCGTATCATTTCATCTTCTGAAAGAGGGGCTGCTTGAGCGCCAGTAGCCGTGGGATAGATCGACGAAGGCCCGGAACCTGCAGCATCTGGTTCTTGTGCATAGCGGCCTACGGCAATACCGCTGTCTTTAGGAGCGGCTTTGGCCTTGGGTTTGGCTTTGGGTGAGACAATATCAGCAATACCGGTGCTTGGCACTTCGCTGTATTGGTCGCTGTATTTACGGTCCACAACATCGGATACCGGAATCCGTACCCCGGTAATGGGGTCGGTCATAAACCCGCTCATAACGTCGGGTGCTGCTGCCAACAGTGGTTCTTTTTTGGCAATTTCTAAACGTTGCGCGCGGGCTTCTTCAGCGGGGGTAGCGTACGTTCTTTTGCGGTAATATAAATCCCGCAATGCTTGTGGTATCAAAGAAGGCACTTCACCTTGATTTTGAAACCGAATAGGCCCACCCTGCGCTGCTGCCTGCAGCGGTTCTTCGCCTTCAACTTCTTCCGGTTCACCAGCAATACCGCCTTCGGGGATGTCCATATCCGCCAAGCCGTTAAGACCCAATATGCGATCTTTTATGGTGGGCTGGTTAAGCTGCGCTTGTGCCTGTTCGCCTTCCATGGCGGTCTGCGTTTGCTTTTTCTGGTTCAATACCAACAGCGCAACGCCTTGCTCAATTGGGGCGGGCATGCCTTTCACTATTTGCTGCAGTCGTTCAATCGGCATGCGCAGCGCCATCTCGTACTGGGCCTGCGGGTTTGCTACATTACCCCCCACGGCGTAACCCTTTACGGCACCGCCTTCAGCGTATCCTTTGATCTCACCGCCTTCTTTGGAAAACATCTTATTAACACCGTAAGCACCTAGCCCGGCGCTCAATAACTGGTTAGCCGTCGATGCGGGAGCTTGATACTGATACATGGTCTGCTGCGGTGCAACAGGAACGCCTCGGAGCAACGAACTGTAGAACTGCAGTTGCGACTGCGGGTACAGCGTCTGCTGCATAAAGTCTTCGTAGCGCTTGTTAAGAATATCCTGCGATAACGCTTGTTGCGCGGCACCAGCTTGTTGTTGGGCCTGTGCAGTTGCTGCTTGTTGACCGAACGCCGTCTGACCCAATTGACCAAACTGCGCGCCCAACTGCCCGAGCATTCCTGCGCCCTGCATACCGAGGTTAGCACCAAACTGCCGCGACTGCTCCCCAGCCTGAAGCCCCGCCAGCCCGTATTGAGCAGCGAGTTGAGCGTTCTGTTGGGCAAACTGATTGGCAGCCTGCGATTGACCCAGTGCCTGCTGTTGCGCTTGGAGCTGTGCGGCTTGGTTGAGCTGTTGAGACTGCATCCCGGTCTGAGCGCCAAGCTGTTGGACGCCAAGAGCAGCCGCAAGGTTCTGTCCGCCGACGGTAAGTCCTGCCTGTTGGTTAGCAAGAGCAGCCTGAAGCCGACGCGCGGCGTCGGTCTGATACCCTTGTTGAGCCTGCTGGAACGCGGACTGAAGCCCCTGCGCTTGGATGTCACCCTTTTGGGTAGCTAAATTTCGAGCAGCTTCGGCCTCCATAATCGCCTGACGGGAACCACCAAAGGCACCAGCACCGACAGCCTGCGCACCACGTTGAGTCCGGGCGATATCCGCCTGCCGCTGCGCTTCCCGTTGCTGCACGTCCACCACATTCTGCATGTAGGGAGACATGTAGGCTTCCGCCGTTCCGGGCTGTGCAAAAGACCCAGTACGCACACGTTCAGCAGGCCTCATACCAAATTGCTGCAGCTGCGGAGCCTGTGTGCCCAGATACTCGATCCCCATGCCTTGGTATTGCGGCGCTTGGTATGTCTGTTGGGGGGCCATCGGTTGATACTGACTAGCCTGTGCGGCTTGACCTGCAGCCAATCCCGTGAGTCCTGCGCCTGTGCCCGTAAGGGGGGAAGGTCCAAGATTCTGAATACCTTGGAATGCTTGTTCCTGCAGCGGCGTAAACCCTGCAGTGCGTTCGCCACCATACGGTTGATACTGAACTTGCGAAGCTTCCTGCCCCCGCTTCATTAAGTCTTCAAAGTAGGGACGTGCGTATTCTGGCAGATTAGTCTGCGTTACATTTTGTGATGTTGGTTGTGGTGCTCCGCCGCCGCCTTTGCCCATGCTACTCTCCTAACGGTAACTCGCAGGTTACCCATTGAACTTGGTTGCCGTCATTGGCAAATAATTTAATCCAACCCCTGCGCCCCGTAAACTCGATGGCGTTGCACTGCGTGTCCTTTGCCCAGCGGCGCAGCAGCGCCAGCATGGGGTCTTTCCAACGGTCTATCTCATCACCACCACAAAACTGCATAGCCAGCACCCGTTTGTTGGGGTATTCCGTGATGCTGGTAACAACCGCCCCATAGTAGACCGGGCCTTCTTCAAAGGCAACCCAGAGGTTATAGTCCGGCCTCTGCGTCACCAAGTCATAAATATCGTCTTCGTGATACCGCCCAAACGTATACTCTGCCGCCTTGTCCATAAACTCTTGCACGGACGGCCAGCATTCATGCACATGCCCCGGGGGCACCAAACTCACCATCATGCAGGCACAAACCGATCGGGGTTAATTTGACGGCCTTGCTTGGCGGTGCCCGTACGCGCTTTGCGAACCTTGTCCATCATGGCGTACAACTTCTTTGACCCGCGTTTCTGATCACCCTTGCCAATCCGGGCAACTTCGTTTCGATCAAGATACGCTTCGCCAGAAGCTACGCGGGCTTCCCGCACACCGTTAATTGACGCGGGGATAGAATCGCTCATGCCGTCGCCTTGCCCTTTGATGGGTTTTGCCCGGGTTTTGCTCATCAGCGCTTTGAGCCCTGCATCCGTATCGCCGTTACCCAGATGGCTGACCACGTCGGCCGGCACAACAAAACCACCGTCTTTCATGTCGAGGTTACCGCCTTGGGCAGCGTATGTGGGCCGTAAGTTGCCGAAGTCAGTATAGAGATTACGATCTGGATCGTACGGACGGCGAATAGGGCCTGACAACTTACCGGTAAAACGTTCCTGCTGGGGCATAGCGGTATTAAGCGCTGGCTGTTCAAAACCGCCCAAGGCATTCAGAGCCCCTACACCAAGAGCACCCAGCGCCATTTTATTGCTTTTGGCAAAAGCCATGGGATCAGAGGCTGCTGATTTAAACCCTTCCGCAAGAGTAGCCCCGTAACTTGGAGCTTGTGCTCCAGCGCTGGCGGCGGTTTGTGTAAGCCCTTCCAGACCAAATCCACCAGTTTGTGCGGCTAGTTGCCCTGCTTGCTCGGCACCAACGCCAAGAGTAGACGCGTATGCACCCGGGGTAGCGGCTCCCGCATTAAGTAAAGCCCCCGCACCTTCGCCTGTACCTGCAGCGCCCGGACCAAACATTCCCGCCCCACCACCAGCTAGCAACCCGCTCATCAAAGCAGTACCAGCGTCTTTACCCGTAGCCAAGGAAGTTAGCCCAGAACCAAGCCCTACGCCCCACGCAGGGACCCCCATCATTGTCAAACCTACTCCTACAATCGTAGGCAAAATATCTTTTAGAAACCCAGCTTCAGGGAGTCCGGTATGTGGATTGATGGTCAGGGAGCCGCCGTGGGACAGCGCAAGTGCTTGAAGACCCTGTACTTCCCCCGGGGTCATGTGAACCAGCATTGTGTCGGGG